CCGCGCTAGAAAGTCAATTGCAGGCCGCAGCGCCTGAAGATCGGTTCGCGTTGCTGGATGCCTTGCGAACATATCGAACAGCTCTGTCAACATTACAGAGAGAACTTGGACCGTCGCGCGATCGGGCTCAGCGCCTCGCAATGCTACGCGAGCGAGCGAGCGGGCAACCTCGTCTGCGACTTGTTCAGTCAGAATAAACTCGCCTGACTCGCCGGCCACCAAAGCGGCGGGATCGACTTCGAGCGCTATTGCTATCCGCTCAATCCAATCGACGGTTAGTGGGCGCTCCCCTTTTTCGAGCTTTTCGATCTGCTGGCGCGAGGTTTGCGGGGACAGCATTTGCCCCAGCTGCGAACGCGACCAGCCCCGCTTCTCACGAAGCGTTTTTATGTTTTCCTGTATCCGCAACGTAAGCACGCCATAGGAATGCCTACGATAACATTTTTGCGCTACTAGCATAAGCGGTGTCGCTTGACACACCCATGCGACCCCGCTACGGTGTCGCTGTGACCCTTGCTGACTACCTTGATGAAGCACAGCTCAGCGGCTCTCAATTCGCCAAGAAAATCGGCGTGAGCCGCCAGGCGGTGCAGCGGTATCTTAAAGGCCGTATCCCCGAACCGGACGTGATGCGGCGGATCGCGCTGGCGACTGCCTCGCGCGTCACGGCCAACGACTTTTTCGGCATGGCAGCTTAATGCGCAGGGTTGCCCCTGATTCCCCTGCGCCAATGGTGGACGGGGCGACACATGCCCCTGCGCTCCGTCCACTCACCCGCACGGACCTGTAGCCGTGAACGCGGGGGAAATCATCGCCGTCACGATTTACGCAGCCGCGATTGCTGGCGGGTTCACCTTCCTGCTGTGTCTTCCTCAGATGTGTGGGGGCTTGCCGGTCACCACGAGTACCGCGGGGGGGAGGCGCAAGGAACGCAGCGACCGGCTCGCACAAGTCATGTTTCGCACTCATGACGGGAGCGGCTTTTAGATGGCTACCCGCCCCAGCGAAACGGGAAATGAACGGCTCTTTTCCCGTGAACATACGAACACCATTACGGCCCGCGCGCTTGGCCGGGAAATGCGGCTCCAGAAGGTCACAAATGAACAGCTGGAAAAGCTCTCCGGAGTTCCCGAGCGACTGATCGAATCCTACCGCAGTCACACGGAAATGGCGGCGATCCCGCTGTGTGATCTGCTGTCGATCGCGTCGGTTCTCGGGCCGCGGTTTCTCACGGGCATCCTGGCCGAGATCAACATGTATGCGTCCGAGTTCAAAGGCTGCTCGCCGGAGAAGATCGGCGCGGAGATCATCGAGCTTGCCCGCAGACTGACGGGAGAAACGGCATGACCCGCGCCGTCCGCATCATCGCATCCTTCGGTCGCTGGTATTTCCACCAGGTCTGCCGTGTTCCTCGGGATCTGTTCTTCTTCGCGCTTGGGGCGCTGTATGTCTCTGTCCTTCTGCAATCGCCTTATTTGATGAAGATGGCGGTGGAGAGATTCCTGTGAGGTATCTCTCCGTCTGCTCCGGCATCGAAGCGGCGACGGTCGCGTGGCACCCGCTCGGATGGGAAGCCGCCGCGTTCAGTGAGATCGAGGCGTTTCCGCGCGCGATCCTGAAGCACCACTATCCCGACACCCCGCTGCACGGCGACTTCACCACCATCGGAGCCGATGAGTATGGCCCAATTGACCTTCTTGTCGGAGGCACCCCCTGTCAGTCATTTAGCGTTGCAGGCCTTAGAAAAGGACTGGATGACGAGCGTGGCAACCTCACGCTTGAATACGTCCGCCTTGCTGATCGCAAACGGCCCCGCTGGCTGGCTTGGGAGAACGTGCCCGGTGTCCTGTCGATTGACGGAGGAAGGGCTTTTGGAGCCTTCCTCGGAGGGCTGGCGCAACTCGGGTATGGGTTCGCCTACCGAGTTCTTGACGCTCAGTTCTTCGGAGTTCCACAGCGACGCCGTCGCGTCATCCTTGTTGGACATCTTGGAGACTGGCGACGTGCCGCGGCGGTTTTATTTGAGCGCCACAGCCTGTCGGGGCATCCTGCGCCGCGCAGAGAAAATGGGCAAACATCTCCCACCATCCCTAGCCGCAGCACTGCTGGCGGTGGCCTCGGAACAGACTTCGACTGCGACGGAGGGCTGATCCAGACATTCGATCGGCAGTCGAGCGGCGAATATGGAACGGCTCCGGTAGCTTCGACGGTCAGCGCCCGCGATTACAAAGGCGTCTCCGATATCGTCGCCCATTCCCTCCGCGCCGAGGGCTTCGACGCATCCGAGGACGGGACGGGGCGCGGAACGCCGCTGGTGCCTGTGGCGCTGCAATCGGTCAACACGCCGCGCGAGAAGAAGCAGAATGGCATCGGCGTCAACACGGACGGCACGATGTATTCGCTCACCGCCCGCGACCAGCACGCAATCTGCTTCACCGCAAAGGACCACGGCGGCGACGCTTCCGACATATCCCCGACACTGAGGGCGGGAGGACATTCGGGAAGCCATGCGAACGCAGGGGTGATGCCGGCAGTGGCGTTCATGGAGAACCAACAAGCGCAAGTCTGGGAAACGGACACGGTGCAGGCGCTGAACAAGGGCGGCGGGAAACCGGGTCAAGGCTATCCTGCAATCCGCCAAGCGTCTGCCGTGCGTCGTCTCACCCCTCGTGAGTGCGAACGTCTCCAAGGCTTCCCCGACGATTACACCCTCATTCCCTATCGCGGAAAGCCGGCAGCAAATGGGCCGCGATACAAAGCGCTCGGCAATTCGATGGCAGTCCCGGTCATGCGCTGGATCGGCGAGCGGATCGCGATGGTGGAAGCCATTCGTGCGGAAAGGCTCGCGGCATGACCCATAGCGCAATCGCCCAGAAGAGTTAGCCGTCATGGTGGGGGACTCACAATCACCGGACAGGGCGCATTCCGCTTCGCGGAACCGGGCCACCCATGAACGGAGCCAATCTTCGTTGTCTCCGCCTTCGGTGGGTGTCCCATTGCGCGGGCAACCACGCCGACCGCTTCTGCGGTGACACGGCGGCAAATGGAACCTCGCGCCGTGGGTCATGGGATTTTTCCCGCCGCACAGGATCTATGTCGAACCGTTCGGCGGCGCAGGATCCATCCTAATCCGTAAGCCTCGCGCCTACGCCGAAGTCTATAACGATCTCGACGGGGCTGTAGTTAACCTGTTCCGTGTGCTGCGCTCAGACCGCGCACACGAACTTGTCGAAAAGGTGCGCCTAACGCCGTTCGCTCGCGACGAGTTCATGGAAGCGTATGGCGAGTGTAACGATCCGGTAGAGAGTGCGCGCCGCCTAATCGTCCGTTCGTTCATGGGCTTCGGCAGCAACGGGCACAACAGATCCACCGGATTCCGCGCCAATAGCAACCGCTCCGGAACGACGCCGGCACACGACTGGTCAAACTACCCGGATGCTCTAGCACAAATCATCGACAGGCTCTCCGGCGTTGTCATTGAGAACCGCGATGCCAAAGCGACAATAGCGGCACATGATACACCAGAGACGCTGCACTACGTAGATCCGCCCTACGTCCTCTCGACGCGCTCGGACACGGGCAAGGATTATGCGGTCGAGTTGAGTGACGACGAGCACGCAGAGCTTCTGCAATTCCTGCGCAGTCTCGCCGGCACGGTTATCCTCTCAGGCTATCCGCATCCGCTCTATGACGAGGCGCTGAGCGATTGGTGCCGCGTCGAACGTAAGCACCTTGCAGACGGCGCACGGGCGCGAACCGAAGTGCTATGGATCAACCGGCCGCACAATCGGAACCTGCTCGGGGAAGCCGCATGACCGATATCGTGCTGCCCTTCCCGCCCGCATCGTTGAGCGGTCACCACAACGCACACTGGCGCAAGCTCCAGCCCGTCAAGAAGAAGCACCGCGAATGGGCGCGGCTCGCCACGCTGGCGGCGGGGGCCTCGGTTCCGGACGGCGGCGATATACGCATGGTGGTGACGTTCTACCCGCCTGACAGGCGCGGGGACAGGACAAACTACCCGAACCGCTGCAAGCCGTATTTCGACGGCATTGCGGACGCATTGAAGGTCAACGACCGACGCTTCCTGCCGAGCTACCACTTTGCCGAGCCGGTCAAGGATGCGCGGGTTGTCTTTGCGATAGCGGCAGCCGCGCGAAGCGCTGAGACAAACGAAGATTTGGCTCAGTCCGAAGGACGGCAGAGCGGGCCGAAGGCATCGCCCAAATCCAGTCGAGAGGCCGCATAGATGGCCCAGACCGACCAGCTCCCGCATCCGCGCGCAACGCGCCTCCAAAACTTCGTCGCCACGCTGCTGAAGCACGGCAACACGCCCACCAACCTCAACCTCGAAGTCCTGGCCCGTCACAACCAATGGACCAGCGCAGACGAGCTGCTGGTGGAGTTCAAGATTCAGCAAAACGGCAGTCGGCGGCTTCCCGAGGAAGTCGCGGCACAAGCGCCTCCCGGCATTACAGCAGAGGAGATTGAAGAATAATGGCCACTCTACCGCTCACGCCAAAGCAAGAGAAACTGTGGCGCTTCATCGCATCGTGCGACAGCTCGCCGAGCTATGTCGAGATGTGCGCGGCTGTCGGAACCAAGAGCGTCGGCAGCGTCTTTGTCATGCTGGAACGGTTAGAGGAACGCGGGTTCATTCGGCGTATTCCCGGCAAGCACCGCAGTATCGTCGCGGTGAATGATGCTGAAGTTCTGCCAAGCCTTGCCCGCTTCGACGACGCCGACCTCATAGCGGAGCTGGAACGCCGTTCCAACGCTGCGAACTCGCGCCCGATCGCTATCCGCACGCCGCCGAAGCACGACGAAACGCCAGCTATGGGAGATTGGCGGGATCGCGCCCGCAACGGCTCGAAGATGCTCCTGGCTGCCATTCAAAGTGCGGGACTTGTGGCCGCATGACTTTTCCCCCGAATCCACAGGCTCATGTTTTGGTGTGGGGATTACCGCATAGTAAAACCGTCTCATGAGCAGATGGTTTCGCCATTACGCGGGCATGATGCGCGACGACAAGCTTGTTCGCGTGGCTATTCGTTCCAAACAGACGATTGAGCGCGTCGTCTGGGTCTGGGGCGCAATTTTGGAAAGCGCTGCGGAGATCGACGAAGATGGACGCTACGACTTGGACGCCGCCGAAGTCGCTTACTTTCTTAGAGCGGATCAATCTGACGTGGACGCTATTTTGTGTGCGCTGTCCGATGCCGGGCGCGTGGCTGACTCTCGCGTGGTCAAGTGGGGCAACCGTCAGTTTCAATCTGACCGATCCAACGCGCGTGTCGCTGCGCATCGTGAGCGGAAACGCGAAGAAAGAGTTGGAGGTAACGGTGAGCAAATAGTGTGTAACGCCGATGTAACGTTACAAGACCGTTGCCGTAACTCACCAGAGACAGAAACAGAGACAAAGACAGAAGTATCGGAACCTAAAGGTTCCTCACCGCGCGCATGGGCTTTGCCGGTTGGGGTTAGCCTTCAGGTTTGGACCGATCTGCTCGCCAATCGGAAGCGCAAACGGCTGTCCAACACGCCGACCGCCTGGAAAGCCTTCAACGACGACCTTGCCCGCGTCTCCAACCAGACGGGGATTCCGCCGCCGCGGCTGATCGAGCTGTGCACCGCAAAGGGATGGGGCGCGATTTACGATCCAAGGGACCAACGCCATGAACGACCTAACACCAATCCACTCGGAGAAGCAGTCGGCAGGATACTCGGGTCAGGGTCCGCTCACCATTGAGCTGGCGAAAATGCTGGCCCTGGTCGCCCCGTCATCCATGACGACGGAGCAGCAGGAAATGTGGCTGCGTGCCGCCGTGGATGCACTGGACGACATTCGCGCCGACGAGGTTCGCCATGTGAGCGCGGAAGTCCGGCGCACGGTCACTCGGCACAACCAGATCGTTCCCGAGATCGCTCGGCTAGTGTCTGAGCGGCGCAAGGCATCGCGGCCCGCACCGACAGCGATCGGCGGGCCACCGTTGCCACCGCCGCCAGAGCGCAAGCCTGGACCGCCGCTCACGCAATCCGAGATTGATCGGATGCCGAAGTGGATGCGCGACGTGGGCTTGCGCGTCGGGTTTCTCGAAATGCGAAACGGCAAGTTGGTGGACGTGTCAGCAGCATAGCCAAGAGGGTGGGAGGGTGTAAATGGCGAAGAAGCGTGGAAGGCCAAGGAAGAACGGACCTCGGGACAATTCCGGCCGCCTGATCCCGCCTGGCAAGTTCACCCCTCCTCCGATGCACATCATCGAGCGCAGGAACCTGTTTTCGTTCGTTTCCCCCACCAAGGGACCGGACGGACGGGCCGGCGAGATCGACCAGGACGTATGCGACGGGATCGGTCAGTTCCACGCTCTGGGATTATTGGACGGGCACCCGATCGACGGATTGGAGCTTCGCAACATCGGCCGCGAATGGCGCGACTGGTTCGTGTCCCTTCTCCGCAGGCAGGGGTTCAAGGGCGGCGGTTACGAGCGGATGGACAAGGCCCGTGAACGGGAACCGCGTCATAACGAACGGCTCGACCGGATGGACGATGCACTGCGAGGATTCGAGCGATCTGCCCTGATGAGTCTGCTGATCGATCCGGTTGTGGGCTCATGGCCATGCGGTGAAGAAGAGGCCCCGTGGGTGCGGTCGCTGGTGGGTGTCGCACTGATCGAACGCAAGCGCCCGGTGAAGGTGGTTCGGTTTCCCGATGCCAATGACCATGCGCTGCTGGCAGCTGCGATCCGTGGGCTGTTCTGTCTATACGATGCGAGCTTGCCGGGACGGTATGAGAGGAGGCTTGTGGCATGATTTGTGTAGTGAAGCAAAACGAGCAGGGTGAGATCGTCGGGTGGATGATGGGAACCGACATGCACGATCTGCGCCGCCGAGCCGAGCAGACGCTCGACCATGAGCTTGCGGGCATGTTCTACAGGATGGAGTTCACGCCTCCTGCTGGCAAGCACCCGATCGCGCCGAATGTCACGATGCTGGTTGAGTAGGGAACCTGAACAATAATCGTTCGTTGGTCCCGCGACCCACTTGACGCGGGCCGAATTATCGCATACCATACGCTAAATCTAGGAATTGCGTTCGTCACGCAGCGGCTCGCTTCGGGGCAATTATATACTTGAGAAAGCACATTGATTCGGCTCTAATCTACGCGGTGACAGGCCGGTGCTTTTGAAAGTGTGTGATTGCCCTTCAGGCGGACGCTTGGAGGGTAATTGCCGAAGTCTGTTTCAGACGGTCTCAGCTTCCTCGCCGGTCTCGGGCGTGAGGAATTGCTCGATAGAACGGATCGCTTCCGCCGCCGCATTAAGGCCATTGGAGAGAAATTCGAGAGCCTCCAATCGGTAAAAGCGATTGGGGTGACGGAGGTCGGGTTCGGCGAAGCTTATTTGGATAATCGGCTTGGCATCGCGGTATTCTTCAACATCGGGGATCGTGAAGCAGCCGTCGTTATGAGTCCCGGCGGGCGCGGTGAAGCGCAAGTCC